TGTGAGACGGACCCGGTCAACGAGTGTTACGGTCTCTTGAGCCGGTACAAGGAGATCCATGTCCCGAGTGAATTTGCAAGGGGAATTCTTGAGAAGCAATTTCCAGCGATTACGTGGAAGCTTCTACGCCACTGGTCAGCGACCAAGGTTCCACGGGTTCCTGTATCCACAAGCCCTTACGTGTTCTATTCCATCGGTAATATGCTCGACCCTCGTAAGAACATCAAGGGCCTGATCGATGCCTATTTACGTTGTGAATTCAGGGACGCCGCACACCTTGTGCTCAAGGCGACGTGTAACCAGCCCGTGGATTGGCGCGTCCCGGGCGTGACCATCATCAACGGTCTTCTGAGCGACGAGGACTTGGAAAAGGTTCATGCGTCCGGGCACTGTTACGTCAACTGCTCCCACTCCGAGGGCGTCGGGATGGGGGCGGTGGAGGCGGCCCTGAGGTCCAAGCCTGTGATTATCACAGACTATGGAGGCCTCAAGGAGTACATCAAGACGCCGTGGGTCGTGCCGTGTGCACAAGGTCCAATTGGTTTTGACGATTTTCTGTTCAAAAAAGAGCACACCTGGGGCCACCCATCGAGTGAACACCTGCAAAAGTGCCTATGGGACTGTTTTGAGAAGAAGGTGACTTCATGGGACCATTTTCATACACGGGCCCTGATGGATGAGGTCACTAATGCCGATTGTTGGCGTTCTTCTTGAGCATGGCGCGCAGACCCGCGCCGGCCGAGTTCGCGGCGCCGACGCCATCACCCACGAGAGCCTTCTTGGCGGCGTTCTCAAAAGAGTTGGCGGCGCCCTTGTAGTTCGCCTTGCGCAGGTTCGCGGCGGCGTTGGTGTAGTTCATGGCCGTCTTGTTGGCGGCCGCGGGAATGGCGCCCATATTCTTGGTCATATTCATACCGTTCTGGACGTTATTGGTTGCGGTGATCAGGGCCTGGTTCGCCTTGACGCCCGCACCAATGTTGTTAGTGGCGGCCTGCAGGGCAGGTGCGTTGGTCATCAGGGGCGCGTTTACGCGGGGAAGAGCTGCCATTAATAGTATTTCACATTAAAAATCGGGGGTGCCTGACTTTACAGGGGAGTGGGGCCCGTCGGCCGCCGACTCGACCCAGTAGTGTGCACCGTAAACCACAATGGCAATAACGATGCAGCTCGAGAGGAGCGAGCCCTTCTGGGAGTTCAGGAACAAGACCACGTTATCAATAACCTTGATACCAGTGGGCTTCTTTATCACCTTGGGGACGATATAGACGAGGAGAAAGTTGATGGCCAGGGCGGCCCACACGTAGTTCCAGTTGAAGTCGTGCATATTACACTATACACAGAAGTTTTTACGAGAGCGGCTCCTCGACCGCATGCTTTTTGCAAAACTCACCGCAGGTTGACTTGAACCCACACTGCTTGCCGGCCAGTGTGCGCGCCTTGCACCGCAGGGCCTCGTGGACCATAGCCCGCCCCTTTTTGGCGACCGTGCCCTTGTTGGTCGCGACCGTCTCCTGCGGCTTGGGCGGGTCGAGGGTCACCAGTGTCGTGTGCCGTTTGGCCGCGATTTCTAGGGCGCGCTCCCGTGACCGCAAGAGGGTGTCGGCCAGCTTTTCGGGAGAAGGATGCTTGGCTGCGACAGCGTCAGTGTAGAACTTCTGCCAAAGCTCGTTCCCCTTGCCCTTGGGAGGCAGAGCAAGCTGCTTTGCTGCGTTCGCAGCAGGCGCGGCCCGTGTGCGACCCTCGGCGACAGGGCCAAGGGGTGCGCGCCACTGGCTATGGGTCGGGCGGAGCTTCTGGAGGTCCATGGTTTGTTTTGGTTGGTTTGACCCTGCAAACCCTAAATCCTAGGCCTCGCAGGACACGTTTTTACTTGCGCAGGCGGCCCCCCAGACGGCGCAATCTGGCCAATATCGTCCTGTTATTCTTGAAAACTTTATTCAGATTCGCTGCATTTTTCACGTTAACAGCGGCGGCGGCCGCCAAGCGATTATTCTGCTTTATAGCGTTCGCGATCCGTTTCGCCTCGGCCGCGAGCCGCGCCTTTTCAGCGGCGATGGCCCGTTCCTCCGCGGCTAGGCGCCGTTTCTCGTCGACTATGGCCCGTTCCATGGCGGCGTTCCACTTGGCTCGAACTCGTGCGATCTCCATATTTTGTTTCTCATTTTCGGTCAATTCGCGTCTGGGCGGCGATGGAGTACGCTGACGTATGGGAGATGAGTAGTAGTGGTGTGAAACCGACGCGTACTTGCTTTCTTTGTGATTATGGAGTCTAGCACTCGCAGTTCCAGGTTTCACCGAACCAGAACCCATTTATAACTTGCTAATATTTTATCGCCACTTAACTTAATGAACAACGGCTGCGGCCAATTAGGCGCCATCCAGACACGTGGGACGTGCTGGTTCTATTCGATCCTTAACGGGTTTATCCTGTCCGAGGATGGTCAGAAAATCCTATACAACCGATTGAAGAATTTCTACAAGAAACTCAAGCCGGCTGAGAAGGCCTATTTTGATGACGAATTCAACGCACCCTGTCCGATGAAGAATCTGTCCAAGACGAAGGAGATTTACTTTTGGAAATTCATAGACCAGTACCTGTGCTTTATGAGCGGCCCTCGCGCCGCTACACTCAAGGCGGGCAAGTCGGCATCGATCCTCGGGGGGATGAGCCTTCAGGGCACCGTCGCCAAGAACATGGGTGGTAAGGGTGCTTATCCTCAGGCTGAGATTGGAAAGATTCTGGATCACGTGGGGTTCGCCAAGGATTACTACGTAAAGTATGCAGATGACCCGCCCAAGTTCCACGCGGCTCGCAAGCCCCAGTTCGTCGTTGTCATGCAGAGCAAGTACTATCCTAAATCTTACATGGAACAAATTCCCGCGGATCTTCTGACCGACCCCAAGTACGAAGTGATGTGCGCGTCTTTGGTTATCGCCAATACAAACGCGAACAATAGCGAGACGCATAAGTGGCACGCCATTGCCGGGTTCGTCTGTAACGGCAAGGGCTATATTTACGATTCAAATCAGCGCAAAGTTTTCAAGTGCGACTGGTGGGTCAAGGCCAACTTCATAAAGGTGGCTAATGAGGAGGTTGGCGCTTACTATAAATTTTTCAAGGGTGGCCAGATTAACGTCCATACGTACGCCTTCGCCATCTTCGCCCGCAAAGAATTCACAAAGGACATCGGCGCGGCGTGCCTCATGAAGTACAAGACCAAGACGCCGCCAAGCCAATTCAATTTCACCTCGCCAAATTTGGGCGCCCGTCTAAATAGCAATAAGATATTTCCTTACATGAAACCCGCCGAACGCATAGCCCTAAAGCGCAAGTGGGCCCGGACCGAACACAGGGCTCCCGTGTACATTAACAAGGCCACTTTTAATTCTATAGTGGCCGGTGCAAAGAACACAACAAATGGCCTTCAACAGGTGACTAATCTCGAACAAGCCGGCTACAGATTCAAGAATGAAAATTACAATAATTTTGCAAGGAAATTGAAGGTTAAATTTAAAATGAATAAGGCGCCTGCGCCTTCGCCCGCCAAGACGCTCACGTTCGCCAACGTCAAGACGCGTCTGAACCAGTTCACGAAGAGTACGGTGGCCGTGCGCAAGCACCAGTACTCTCTTGTGTGGAAGGGCCTGCCCATGACCCAGCGCAAGGTGCTCATGCACTGGCGCAACAAGGGCGAGTGGCTCGCGAACAACGCGTTCGAGAACAAGCCCAAGCCACCGATCAAGCGCAAGCCCAAGACGCCGAGCCCTTCACCGCGTACGAAACGCGCAATACAGGTTAAATCCAATTTTGAAAAATACTGGAAGTCTATGCAGCCTGAAAATAGGCAAATGGTCCGCAATTACGTCGCGGCCTACAAGAGCCCTAGCCCCGTGAAGCCCGCTCCCAAAAAGCCGAGCCCGGTCAAGTACACCCTAGCAAATGCCACGCGCAACGTGAACGCGCTCAAGACGGCCAAGGCGCGCTCTGAGTTTTATAAGAAGGGTACCGTCGGCAAGGGACTGAACCCATCCAATTTGATGGAACTTTATAAATACATCAAGGTCAAGAATCAAGCGGCCAAAAACGCCCGGGCCGACAAGAAATCTGTTAAAAAGTAAACTTCTATTCAATATATAAATGCAGATCTTCGTGAAGACTCTGACCGGCAAGACAATCACGCTCGAGGTTGAATCTAGTGACTCAATCGCCAGTGTGAAGGCTAAAATTCAGGATAAGGAGGGGATCCCTCCGGACCAGCAGCGACTCATTTTTGCAGGAAAACAGCTTGAGGACGACCGGACACTTGCAGATTTCAATGTGCAAAAGGAATCGACTTTGCACCTTGTTTTGAGATTGCGCGGAGGTTACTGAAATCCCGAGACTTAAAAAAATAATGTTGTATCTTAGTATATGTTATATGAAGGCCGGATATACAGGATGGATAACCTCGACAATGGCAACTTTTACATAGGACAAACACGTATGACTTTATCGAAGAGGTTTACTGACCACAAATCCGAAGCCAGGCGGGGCCGGGTCATGGTCACTTTATATAACGCTATGCGAAAATATGGAGTTGATATGTTTACCATTGAAGACGTGGAAGTTATTCAGGCGGCGACAAAAGGGGACCTTACTCGATTGCTGAATGAACGTGAGATGTACTATATATCTACTCTAGCGCCACCTTATAATGAAGCACCGGGAGGGCTCGGTCATACAGGAGTTAAATGGTCAGATGAACGCCGTGTAAACTTCAAGCGACTTATGAGTGGCGAAAATAATCACAACTATGGAAAACCCTTGTCAGCCGAGACCAAAGAGAAATTAAGCGCATCTTTGAAAGGTCGTACAATAACTGAAGAAACGCGCAAGAAGACGAGCGATACTATGAAAGGCGTGCCCAAAAGTGAAGAGACTAAAAAACGCATGTCGGTGGCTCAAAAAGGGCATGCAATGGCAAAAGGAAAAGATTCGAAAAAGGCGGTTCCTATAGAACAATACGACAAAGAAGGCAACTTTATCAAACTATTTGGATCTATAGCAGATGCGGCTAATGAATTGGGCTGTCAAAGATCCGGAATATGCTTCTGCCTAAAAGGTCGTATAAAGTCCTCTGCAGGCTTCATATGGAAATATCACTCGCACCAAGCCGTCGTCAATTAATGTTTTTAGTCCACTGTATCGGGTCCCCAACTTGGTTCTGCGTGGAGGCCAGTAAACTATTTTCGTTCTAAATAGTACATATGTCTTCTCGTAGCAACATTTCCGCCCCAGTTCCAGTCGTCGAGCCCGAGGTTGAGGTGCCCGATGTGGAGCCCGAGGTTGAGGTGCCCGTGACGCGTTCTGAGGCCCTTCTCGCAGTGGCCGAGGTTCCAGAGCCCGATGAGTCTGAGGAGGACTATGAGGCGTACCTGGAGGTCGAGGCGGCCCGGCGTTCAGCGTGGATCTACGGGTGATGCGCCCGTGGGCCTGTGGATTATTTCTCGTTCAAAATTAGTAAATGGGTATCTGTCCACAGAAATTCGGCCCCTATTTTTGGGGCGCTCTCCATCTTGCGTGCCTTTACGCAGACGACTATAAAACGCTCAGGGCCTTTGTGTATTCATACACCGAGGTTCTGCCGTGCCCAGCGTGCCGCGATCACTTCAGGCAGGTGCTTGAACGCCACCCATTCCCAGCAGAGGGCCATAACCTCGAGTACTTCTCGTGGTCTGTTGACGTCCACAACGTCGTGAATAGCCGTCTGGGAAAGCGAGTGGTGACGTACGATGCCGCCTTCGCAGACTGGATCTCGGGGTGCGACGGGAACGGTCCAGCCGACAAATTCATCGACGTCAAGATCCGTGTAGGGATCTGGGTCATAATCGCCCTGCTGATTCTCCTATATATTCGCAACCGTAAATAAGATCTCAAGAATTAACAAGTAATGGCTGGTGGTCTTTTTCCAGGACAGCCTTTCGAGTTTAACATAAAGTGCATCATTTTCTCAGCACTTCTTGCGGGTGGGTACTGGTACTTGCCCCCCAAGAAGCTCTGGATCCTCGTGTTCCTTTTGTGGTTCCCGTATATCGCGATGGCGTGGTATGACTGGAGCTACGACTGCAAGAACAAGCTGGGACCAACAGCGGTCCCGTTTGGGCGCATCATTTGGCTCCCCTTCAAGCCTCCAGGGTATAAACAGGCCTTCGACGAGCTCCCACAAGAGAAGATTGATATTATGAACCGTGTAGACCACATAACCGGATGGACGATCGTGGTCGCAGCGGCCGGTTATTATCTTCTCCGCAAGAAGTAGTAATGGCCCCGCCAGAGACCGTCTTTTATAATGTCATAAAATTTGGCAAGTTTGCGCTTTTGGCGGCCCTTCTCACAATGTCTTTTACGAACGGTCACAAGGAATACATCAACGAGAGTCCTCGTAAATTCCTATGGGACTGCTTGGCCGTCGCGGGAACGTCAGCCTTGGCCATCTCCATCGTCGCGTGGATGCGAGGCCAGTCCTATCGCATCCCTACGGTTGCATTTATAACCTTTTTCTTATTCTTCGTCTATGGCGTCGTCAGGGAGATTTCAGGTTTCAATGCAGCGGCGGGCGGCGACACGGAAGACTTGACGCTTCGTGCCCAAGCCCAATGGAATTTGCTTACAAAACCAGTAACGGCTTTCATGGCCGGAGTCGCTGGGTTCATGATCGTATTGGCGCTCTTTGCGCACATTCCACATCCACAGGGGATGTTTGCCCTCGTGAAGGAATCATTCATTATGGCTGGTATGACGGCTATTGGCGAGGCGGTGATTGCTTATAACCATGGTCACGCCATCACGGGTCCGGCTATGCTCAATTTTATTGCATTTTTCATAGGTAATATGATTATGCAGTTTGGCGGGTTCTATGATCAGGTGTTCCCGCCACCAGCCATTATACGGATGTAACTCCAAGTTGCAAATCCGTTCCAAAATTCGAGGTGACGACGTAGGATGGATGGACCGCCAAAACCTTGAGAACCCCCTTTTGGCTCAACAGACTCATGAAGTGATCAATTTGAAGTGAAATATCAGGCTCGCGATACTGCATCATGGCCGCACAGCCCTTCTGGCTGATCATATACCCATGAAGACCCCAGAAATATTTAGCATTGGCATAAAACTGATTTACGGGCTGGCACTTTTTGCACCAGTGACCGAGTAGAATCACGTCCCAGTCATTCGGGAACGGCCCTCCATCTTCTACAATGTACTTTATCAAGTTTTGGTAAATTGTAGGATAAATCTTGGCATCATCCTCGAAGACGACTGCGTAGGGCTTACCGGACGCCTGCACGTCCTTCCAGACCCCATAGTGACTCATGTAGCACCCTATCATTCCTGGCGTCAGTTGGTCGTCACCAACGCGCTTCTTGACATTCTTGAGAAAATTGAGCCCGAGCCACGTTTTGGCCGAGACGAGTTCCTGGACCTCGTCACCCAACTGGTACCCGTTGATCGCCTCGAAACGAATATATGGCTTTGAGGCCAGATCTGACTTTTTATATTCCATATCAAAATTGATCATACGGTCAGTATTCTTGGCCATATTGATGACGTAGCAGTCAAAATTGGCCGGGAGCATTTGGGGCCCTAGGGGCCTCCCTCGGCACTTCAAAAAAATGAGTGTTGCGAGGCTCATGATTATGAGCACAAGAAACAGCTCCATCATCTACATTTAGATACGAAAATAAAGCTTGGGCACTCTAAAAGGGTATGCAGTATGAACGGCTCAGCCACGTTGAACATATACTCAAGCGACCCGACACCTATGTGGGATCCCTTGCACCTGAGTCCGGGTCTCACTGGGTCCGGGGTGATGACGGCCTATTTAGACTTGATACTCTTTCTGTTTCACCGGGTCTTGTGAAGATCTTTGATGAGGTTCTGGTCAACGCCATCGACCAGCACTCACTCCACCCCAAGAAGGTTTCGAAGATTGAAATTGTTACGGGAAAGGACTTTGTTTTCGTTCGAAACTACGGAGTATCTATCCCCATCAAGAAACACGAGACTGAGCGGGACTCCAAAGGAGTCCCGCTCTGGATCCCTGAGCTCATATTTGGCCACTTGCTCACGAGCTCCAACTACAACGACGAGGAGCAGCGCGTGACTGGTGGCCGCAACGGCTACGGCGCCAAGTTGGCCAACGTCTTCAGTTCGAAATTTAATATCAAAATTAGTGACGGTAAGAAGATCTACATGCAAACTTGGACCGACAACATGAGCAAGGTTGAGCCGCCCGACATCGTCACCTCGCCCGACAAAATCTCTCCGTACGTCTCC